TCTCGTAGATGGCATCTTCGTCGTCTGGGCCGTTGCATAGGCCATACATGTATTCGTACTCGCCCATGCTCATCCCGTCATCATCGTCGAAGCTCACGTCGTCCTCCACGTCACGAGAAGTTCTCCGGCTATGCGAAACCGCATCCGTCCCTTCACTCCTTCCGCGCCTTTCACGTAGTCCTCCCGCACGACCTTGACCTCGCACATCTGGAGCTCCTTCTGAAGTTCCCGGGCTAGCTTCTTTGGCGCGGAAGCACTCGACACGGACCGGGCCGGACGCGAGGCGCGCCAGGATGTCGGTCTTCATCTTGGACATACGATCCATCAGGATTTCTCCTGCGTTCGGAGCCACGTTTTCGCTGCCCTTGGCGGTAACCGCAACTCAATGCCACGTCGTACGAACTTGGGCGTGTACAACCCGTTCATCACAAACGGCAATATGCCGGTGTGTATTATGATCCCTTTGGACGATCCTTCGACAGTCAGCCGATGAGTGTCCCGTGTGGCTCGAGACGGGAAACTGAAACGTAGAACGCTAGATTTCGTGTTGAACGTGATCAGCACCGGCCATCCAGGTTTGAGTTTTAATCGCCTCACAACCGTTGCGTTCAAGGCGATGATTTTCTTTTGTCTAAACCCCTTCCGGACTCGAACTTTCGGCGAGATGTTGTAGCCGTCGAGTGGGGACAGGACCACTGTGTCGCTCACGTCGCCCGCCTCCGATTCTTGAGCCGCCACACGATGTCGGAGAGCGCCGTCTGGAGGAGCTTGCTCGACGCGACGGCCTCCGCCTTGGCGAGTGTCGGCAGAACGCCGAGAGCTTCCTTGATCTCCTCCAAGGTCAGGACAGCTTCGTCGATGTCCCTCTCGGACACGACGCGGCCCCGGGCCATCGAACGGGAGAGCGAATCTTGGATGGCCTTGAACTCGGCGCGTAGGTGATCGCTCACCGCTTCTTCCTCCGGTTGGACTTGAGCTCTTCGAGTCCTCGGGAGGCCGCCATGCGAAGTACGTCGGCCCGGGTGTAGGTCATCTCTCGGGTCGACATCTCCGCGGCGAGCTCGTCGAGTTCCTTGATGAGCGACTCAGGGAGTCGGAATGCGGTTTGTACGGTCTTTTCGGTCGCCATCTACGGTTCCTCTTCGTCACACCAAAGCGTCTGAGCGGCCTGCGCGCAGGCATCCTGCACATCGGAGCCGTGGAAGATCTGAACCGTTCCGTCGGGGCGCGTGAGCCGCACGGCGACCCGTCCCGTGGCGGTCATCTCGATGCAGTACATGCGCCCAGGGGCGAGCCAGTTGTTGAAGAGCTCGAAGATGCGTGTGGCCGCCTCGCCGCGTATGACGGCGATCTCTTGTTCGGTCAGTTGGGTCACGGATCTTCCTTTCGAAGGTTGAGGAGCGGTTCGAGCTCCTTGTAGATCTGGATGAGCTTCCTCGAGCCACGGCGTTCGAGCTTCTTCACGGGTAGGTCCCCCAGCTCGTCGCACACGTGCCCCGCTTCACGCATGGAGAGCGAGATGACGACGTGGTGGTCTGGGGTCGTCGAGATCTTCACGTGAACACCTGTCTCAGCCAACGCATGAACGACTTCCTCTGATCTGTGTTGATTCCGTTCTGCCACGGTGACGATCTCGAAGTTCCGAGTCCTCCCTCAGGCCAGTCCTGCCAGTAACCGCAACCAGGCGTTTGCTCACTCGGTGTTCCGAATGAATTGCCGCCGCAGTGCCACCGTTCGTGCGAGCTTCCGAAACAGTCACCGCCGCATCCGGGGCACACCCAGATTTTCTCGCCTTTGTCGGTGGTGACGAACGCGGATCTCATTTGTCCGCCATCGGAGCGCAGAGCGCCGCCGGGTCCGAGCTGCGCTTGCCGCAGAAGAAGCAGAAGACGATCATGCGGCCTCTAGCGCTTCGCTACTCGTCAACCGCATGAAGGCCACGACTACGAAGCCGACAACGAATCCGCCCAGGTGGGCGCCGAATGATGTGGTTCCGGCGCCCCCAGCGAAGGCGTAGAACACGTTGATGGCGGCGAAGATGAGGACGAAGCCGAGGAAACGAGGTTGGAGCACGGCGCCGAGCGCCATCAACCCGAACAAGCTGCCGGAGCATCCGACGAGAGCGTCAGTTGAGGCCGGGTCGACAACGTAATGGAGAGCCTCCCCTCCGAGCCCCGCGGCAGCGAAGAGAGTCACGAATCCGGCGCTACCGATGGCGTGTTCGACGATGGTTCCGAAGACGACCAGGAAAACGAGGTTCCCTATCAGGTGCCACAGATTCGTCGGGTCATGAAGGAGAAGACCCATGGCGGCGCCCTGGAACGTCGGTGCGGCCGGGACGAAGCCAGCGGCGAGGGGGTCGACGACGCCCCCGAGCTCGGCGGCGTAGACGGCCAAAATGGCCACGGCCAGGAAGAGGGTTACAGGGACACGGCTCATATTGGAGTAGACGTAGTATCCCTCCAGTATATTCCCTGTCAACCTTTCGTGTGGCGTTCGAATACCGTGGAGGGTAGATTCGTCGGAGCTAGGGCGTAGGACAGGACATGGCAACAGAAGAACAGCCAGGCGGCTTCGTCGTCCGCATCATCCCCGCCGTCGACCGCGCCCTGAAGAAGGTCGCGGAGCCGAGCTACGAGAACGACGCTCAGGCCATCGCGAAGGTCATGGTGCGCCACTACGGCGACGAGGCCGACGCGGTCGTGAAGCGGGTGCTGGAGAGGCTCCCGGAGGCGCGGAAGGAGAAGCGATGAGCGAACATTTCTACGGTCCCAATCCACTAAACGCGCTCGAGGAACAAGAGCGTGCTGAGGCTATCATGTTGGATCTGATTCAAGAGTTTCAGCGCTTGTCCGGCATCGCCGTCGAAAAACGCAAAGCTGTAGATCACGCTCTCAAGGAACTCGTCGAAGCTGAACGTGCAGCCGAACATGCCGGATGCAAAATCGACGAGGCGCGGAAAGAGAAACGATGAACACGGTCGTATGCAACCAGTGCGGCAACAAGGCCACGGTCACCTACACCGCGCGCGGCACGGAGCGTGTCCGCGCCCACAAGTGCCCCCACGGCAACAAATGCAGCCCACACATTGACGAGGTTCCTGGCCGGGCGTGTGTCGCGTGCAAGGAGAGAACGTCCACGGAGGAGAAACGGTGACGAGGGAGGAGGCGCGCGCAAAAGCCAATCAGTGGATGCGCGACAACAATAACGCGCTCGCTTTTCGTTCCTGCTGGAACTGTAACAGCGGTCACGAGCACCTTCGGAACGCCGACTACGTGATCTGGTGCTTCGAGTGCGGACGCTACTTTTTCGGTGGAGTCGACATAACGATCGACGAGAATTTGAACGAGTCAGATCGCGCTCTTCTCGAGCTGAGCCCGGAAGAGAAGTTCGCCGGGCGAGTTGCGGAGGCGGGGCAAGAGGCAGAGAACGAAAGGCGCCGAGTCTTAGGGATCATTGGCAAGGAGAAACAATGAACACGGACACTCACGAGTTCTGGCAAGAGGTCTACCCGGCGGACGACTGCGAGATCAAACCGCCGCGCGTGAAGTATCGTATGAACGACAATTGCAAGTACGAAACACTGATCCTCGAAGGCCCTTGGGTGATCGTCTCCGTGGCGGCGATGCCGGGTCACGCCAACGGTCTCTTTCACAACGGCAAACCGTCGCACGTGGTCGTCGTGTGGGCGAGGGAGAAAAAGACGTGAAACCACTCGACCTCAAGATCGAATGGATCCGCGGACGAGGCTACGGGGTCCAGCAGCGCGGCGAATGGCTCTGCATCTACGCTCAGGTGTTCGACAGGGTAGGACGCAGCAAAACTCGCGCGTTGATGCTTCCAGGAAACCCGACTTACCGACGCATTCGCGAAGGTCTGCGTACACACTTCAATCGTTCCGGAGCTGGAGCGGAAGGCGCTTTCAGATGACTCTAGGCTTCGAACTCGGGGAGTCGATCCCCGGCTAGCGCATGCAGCCGTGTGGCCCCGAGCGGTGGAGACATCGGGGCACCTTTCACCTAAATTACAACCATGATCGATCCATCCGTTATCGAAGCGGCCTTCGCCTCTCTTCCTTCCGCGTTCGAGCAAGCCTACGTGCACGAGGTCTCCGTCGAGATCTCGAAGGTCGCTGCGAACCGCCAGGAGGCGATGATCCTCGTCGCGCTCGCCTGGCACGAAACCAAGCTCGCTCGGAAGGTGCTCGAGGGGCACTGTAGCCAGCTCCCGAAGGGAATGCGGTGCGACAGCGGGCGAGCTCTGGGTGTCTGGCAGCTCCACCATGACGCCTGTCGTGACGCCTGGGCGCTTGCTACACCTAATGGCGGTCCGGAGGGTCAGCTCGAATCTCTGCCGATTCAGGCGCGGTGCGCCGTGAACCACCTTCGCTACAACATGAGGCGAGGGAAAGACTCAGCAAAAACGCCGATTCACGCGGCTTTCGCAGGCTACGCGGCGCGCACTTGGGACTGGCCGGGCGCCGACGCGCGGGTCAAGACGGTCGAGCAACTTCTCCAGTACTGGAATCGTTTCGTCGTCCAGGCGCAGCAAAATGTTGCGTCCACCTCAGGCTAGTCCGGTTCTAGTAGAATCGGGTCGTGCCTCAGTACATCACGATCCCGAAGCACGAGTTCCAGGCGCTCTTGAAAGAAGTGAAGCGCGGGACCGAGGTCTGTTCGGGCGTCGGTGAGCTCCGTACGAAGCTCCGCGCCCTGGAGGTCAAGCTGGCCGGGAATGTCGGCAAAGACGTCCTGGAGGCGCTCTCGCAGACCGTGGACGCGTGCCAGGAAGTGAACGGGCTCCGGATCGAGCTCTTGGCTTTGGAGAGGCGGCTCAAGGAGTTCGATCAGGAACTCACGCCGATCCGACCCCCGTCACGGACGGACATGCAGGCCGCGCACGAGGCCCAGGAGGCGTTCGCGAACGCTACCGACCTCGCTTCCGGGAAGAAGAAACCCGGGGACGGGCGGTACTAGGCTCCGCCGCCCTCCGTCCACCTCCCTCGACTTCGATCGGTTGCGCGTCCTTCGGTAGCGTCTTGACGCCAGTACGAGCTCCGGGGCCCTCCGCGTGCCAGTAGCCGCCCTTCCTCCAGACCTTGGCGGCTTCGTACGGGTATTGCCCGCCGCGCCGGAAGAAGATCTGCGTATGAGCGCCGGCCACGACCACGTGGGTCGCGCCGAGCTCGTGGTGAGCGTGGGCGATGAGGTCGTCGAGGGAAGTGAAGTCGGCGACGCGGTGGGATTCGAGCGTCGGTGTTTCTCTACTGATTTGCCGCGGCCCGGTGTCGAGCACAGGGTCGATTTTGATGATTTCCCAAGACTCGCCTTCGTCGTTCGAATCGTAGAACCCGAGTGATGCGGCTTCTTTGTCGTAGGCCCACTTTGTGGTCGTGAAATCAGGCGCCGCAGGATCGTCGGCGTCTTTGTACGTGATTTTCCAGAGTTTGAGTGTGCCGTGTTTGCCGGGTCTGGTTGCTTGACGCCCTGGTGCTTCAACCGTGTCCCCGACGCCCGCACGAAGCGGCACGACGCGCCAAGCGTCATTTTTCGAGAGCCAACGGTCTCCGTATTTTTCCGCTTCTCTTCGGCTCGGCCACGACATGTCGATGAAGTGGCGGCGCCAAGTAGTAGAGCCTTGTGGGTAGTTTACCTCTATGACGTACTCGGTTCCGCCATGGGTCTCTTGGATCCCCGGAAGACGTTGTTGCGGCCGTTCCGGATCCCAGTGACGCCCCCACCACTGATCCATTGCTCCGGCGTGCGCCCCCGCGTCGTAGTCGTTCATAGCCTCAGCGCCTTCCTTTGAGTGGAACGGCCTCGGTGTGTACCGGATCCCGAGACGTTCTGTGGCGTCTCGAATACCTTCGTTGTCGATCATCTGCGACGCCCAACCGTCCGTGGCTAGTTCAAGCGCGTCGTAGTTGGTGAACGAGCTCAGATCCCACCTGAGCCCGTCTTCATAGCCAGCGTTGTATGCCTGCCCGTGTCGAATCGGCTGCTGGCTGCTGCCATAGCGTGGTCCGAGTCGTGATGGTTCGGGAGGGCGGGCGGGCTGGAGATGACTCTCGTTTTCGCCGCGGAGTGTCGCTTGCGGGTGGCCATGTTCATCGTTTCCTTGCACGCGGCGGTTCCTCGTCGAGATCTTCTTCATCGACCTCGTCTTCGTCGGTTTCCTCACCCTCTTCTTCGTCCATGAGTCCCGCGATGAGATCTTCGACATCGCGTTTGTCCTGGATCGCCTCCAACATCCGACCAAGTTGATCGATCTCTTGCCAGGAGATATTGAAGGTCTCATAGCCCATGTCTTCGGCCTGCTCCCCGCCTGGGGCGCTCGCCAGGAGGCGCCACACGAGCGTCGGGTAGTCTTCGGGTCCGTGGTCGTAGTTCGGGAGCCACGAACGGAGCTCATCGATCATTTCTTGGATTGGTTTACGTGGCTTTGCCATTTTTACTTCCTTCGTTCCTTCACATACCCATCTGGGTATCCGTAGCTTCCCGGTACGACGACCGAGAGCGGTTCGTTTTTCGGACGGATGGCGTCCTCCCACGTCAGGCTGCGCGCGAGCCACCACGACGGGACGCCTTGGAGCCACGAGTCACCGCGTGGACTGATCTTCGTCAGAAGGTCGATGACTCTACGATCAGCAATCCGTACACGGGCTCTGAGTCGTTCGATTCGAGCTAGCTCCGTCGGCGTAAGCCAAGAACGTTCAACCCGACCGTATTTTCGGCGAAGTTGACTTTCATACGCGTCGAGCGTGTCAACCGCTTTGCGCCCCGCGGCGTGCAGGCTGTCCCATTTCTCCCGATCGGCCGCTGTCACCATACCCCCCAATGTCCGGGAACCCGCCCCGGCCGTCAAGGGAAGAACTTGACGAAAGTAAACGTAGGGTATACACAAGGTACTCACGTCGTTTTTCGGAGATTTGCAGCCATGAAGGAACAAACCTGGCAACAGTGGTGTCGCGCGGTCGTCAAAGAGCAGAACCCGCGCTCGAAACTCAGCAAGGGCTCGCTCGGAGCCCTCACCGGAACCGACGCCAAGGCGCTCAACGCCTTCGTCGCGTGTCTCCAGCTCTACGCGTACACCGGGAACAAGGAACCGCTCGACGCGGCCCGTGCCGTGCTTGTTGAGATGCAGGACTCGACGCGGTGGATCGCTCGGGAGCTCATCCCGTTCGTTTTGGAGTGGCACGACCGGGAGCGGATCTGGGGGCTCGTGTCACCGCGAGCGTTGGAGGCGGTGATTTGATCAAGAAACGCACAAAGAGAAAGAGAGCCCGGCATAACTGGCTCGAATACCTCAGCCGATCGAGAGCCCGAAAACGGGAAGCGTTGAACGCGATCAAATTGGCAGTAGGTTGCGAACGGTGTGCGGAAAATGATCCGGCTTGCCTGCAATCCGAAACTGAAAAACAGAACTATCTCGAGACTCTACGCGGGCACTTGGAGCATGAAGCGTATCTTGCAAGAGGTTCTCAAGTGCGACGTCATATGCGCCAACTGTCACATGAAGCTACACAGGAAACACGATGAGCGAAAAAGAAGACCTTGGAAATGATCCGGTGCACTATCCCCGACACTACACGGCGCACTCCTCGGGCGTCGAGTGCGTCGACATCGCCGAGCACCTCTCGTTCAACCTCGGCAACGCGCTCAAATACGTGTGGCGGTGCGAGCACAAGGGACGGAAGGAAGAGGATCTCAAGAAAGCGCTCTGGTACGTGCGACGGGAAAAACGGCTCGTGTCCTTGACGGAATCACCACAAATCGATCCAATGATCGCTCTGTACGTGCAGAAGACGTTGGACGCAGAAGAATCGGAGTCGACGTTAGGCAAATTCCTACAAGTTCTGAGCGACGAGCTGCCTGTAATCGATGACTACGTGTATCTTCTCGCCAACCTCGAATCGGTTCTTGGTGGTGAGGAAGGATGAACCACCACGCCCACGCCATGGTCGCGCTCGTCGCTCAGAAGGATGCTGAGCACCTGTACCATCCGCCTGACGGTAGCTGGCCCAGCATGGACGACTGCCTCGAAGCCGAGCGTCTCTACGACGTCGCGTTCGAGGCTGACGCGCGGGCGACGCAGAAAGCGTTCGACGAGGTCACGCGGTGGCTCTGCGGTCAGGGCGAGCTCCCGAAGAAAGGACGGGCGGCGTGAAGAAGTTCGTCGTCGCGGTTTCCGCTCAGCTCTTCGCCGCTTTGACGGTGGGGATGTATCAGGAAGCCCATCCGATGCTGGCCGCTGCGAGTTTAGTAGGCGTGGTCGGCATGTTGATCGACTACGCGAAAATCAAGGAGTCGACGTGAACCCGGAGCTGTACGACCGCCTCAACACGGAGCTCAAAGAAGCGGAGGACTTGTTCTGCGACATGTTCAAGACTGCGGCGATGACGCAAATGGTCAGGGGCGCTCTTCAGTACAAAAAAGTCGGCGATGTTTGGGGGATCTTCTACGCCATCAGCGAAGAGTCGTTCGAACCGATGCTCAATACGTCGATAGTCGTTCGATGTGAGATCGCTGCGGTGCTGCCTGAACTCTGGCGTCAGTGCGAGCTTGCTGATGCCGAGTTGGCCTCAAGAATCGCAACCGCAATCCAATTCGTCAGCGAATTCCGTAAAAAGAGGACCCGATGAACAAGTCCCTGCTCGCGCGCACGAAACCGGAGTTCTACACGGACTACGTATCGCGTCTCAGGGCGATGAACATTTTGTACGAGACGATCGATGAGCTGATCGCAGAAGAGATGCGCGTGGCTCAGTCGCTCTTAGGCGGAAAGTGCCCCAAGTGCGGAGCAC